GGATCACCTTTTTAGCCATTAGACGGTCGCCCAGATCCCGAGACCGATGAGGGTCGTCTGGATTTCCTGGAGGATCGCCAGTTGAGTCGCCCCGAAGGACGAACTGACGGAAGCAGCACTGGAGGCATGAACCGCCGAGCTGTAGGGACGGATCACAACCGGCACGCGGCCGTAGAAGGCAACCTTGCCGCCGGTAGCCGCAATCTGGCTCCCATCGGTGGAGCCGTAGTCAAGTCGTTCGTAAGAAGCCATTTCTCTCTTTCAGAATGAAGAGGGAGGACCGAAGTCCCCCCATTGATTACGAGGCAGCGGCACCGACCATGCGGCAGGCCCACTCAGGACGAAGCTGGGCGAATCCGTACAAGATGTCGATACGCATCAGCTGCTCGTCGTTGCGGATGTCAGACGCTTGCCAGACACGCATCGAGAGGTTGTCCTGCACCCGGCGCACGCACTTGGCCGCGTCGTCCATCAGCGGCAGGTCAGCCGTGACGAACTGGAACGCTTCCTTGTGGTACATCAGGCCCATCGGATAGTTCGTGCTGGCCGAGCCCACGAACACGCAGGTTTGCGTGTTGAAGTCAGTTGCCGCCAGAGCCGTACCGACGTTCTTGCACACGTTTTGACGCGCGCCCGACAGGTAGATTGCCGGGGAGATCGTCGTGAACGTGTTCGACGCAGGAACCGTGACGATGGTGAACTGCTGAAGCGCCGGATAGGCCGCCTTCGTCTCCGGGTGGCAGGCATAGACGCCAGCGATGGTGAACACCATGCCGACCTTCTGCACCGAGAAGTCCATCGTGGTCGAGAAGTTCAGCGTCGTGTAGCTACCGTCAGCCGCAGCCGTACCGAGAGCCGACGAGCTTTCCGTCGCAACCGTGATGTCCGAGCCGTTAGCCATCGTCCAGATGCGCTCGTTCTCGTAGTAGTCCGCCATCGCGGTCCGGGCAACCAGACCTTCGGTGAACTGCTTCGACAGGGCGCCGCTCGGATTGAAGTACGAGGCAACACCGTTCACCAGGCCCGCCATCGTCGCCGAGTCGAACTGGATCGCACGGTTCTGATCCTTCGGCGCAAGGCCGCGATTCAGCTTGGTACGGGCATCACCAGGGACTTGGAGGGTCGTGATCGCGGTTCCGGCAGTGCCAGCGACGTTGTAGGTCGCCTTCGTGCAAGCCGCGAGGTAGTCACCTTCAATGCCCGAGACCAGCACCTTGACGGCAGGCTCGATGTAACGCTTGGAGAAGTCGTCGATGCTGAGAGCCAGTTCGACGCTGTTGAAGCGCATGTCAACGTGGTCCTGGGTCGCGACAGTGATCGACTGGCTGACTTCGGACTGATCTTGAACCGCCATGACGCGCGAACCCGTGGTGCGGGTGTAGGCGTTGGGCTTGCGGACACGGAGAGCGGTGCCGATCTTGGCGCCGGTGCTGCCGAACGAATCGTCATACTGACGGTCGGTCGTGGCGATGAAGCTGCACGACTCGTGCGCGACCTTAAGGGCCTCGCGGGTGACCATATCGATGGTCAGGAGAGTGTTGGACACTTTGTTTCCTATTTATCTTTGCTGCCCTCTCGCCATTTCCTGTACTGAGCGTCTGTCATGTCCTTGTGGTATCCACTAGGGGCAGACGCTTTGCCGGAGACCGGCTCAAGAGGCTTGGGAGCAGCGCTGGTTTTGGTTTTCGTGCCCATCTGTGATTCGATGAGCGCGAGCTTTCGGGCGATTCGCCCAGATGACAGTCCGTCGAGTTCGGCCGCAATCTCGGGGTGCTTGCCGAGGTAGTGAATCAACTTCGCGGGGTCGTCGGAGTCGAGAATCTGTTCGCCAAGGGGCGATGAATTGCCCGTGGGGAGGACTAGGGGTCCAGCCTCCTCGATCAGCGTGTTGAGCGCGTCGGTGAAGTCGGGAAATGACTTCTTGCCGGCGTCTGCCACGCTGTTGCACTTGGATGCAAACGCTCTCTGTTCCGCGATCTTTTCCGCGAGACTCAATGCCTCGCGCTCCACTGCTTGACGGTCGACCTGTTGGGGCGCCGGATCGGCCTGTGGGGCGGGTTGCCGTTGCCTGTACTGCTCGAGTTCGGCCCGGAGTTGTTCGCGCTCCTGATGCATCTGGCCTTGCGTGCGGTCACGCTTGGTCAGGGCTCTGCGGAGGCGTTCGACTTCGATCTGCTCGGCGGTCTTGGCTGGCGCTGGTTCGGTTTTAGAAGCGGAATCAGTCGCTTCCGGGGCCACAACGTCCGATTGGGTGGCGTCCTCTGCTTGGTTTTCGGTCGGGGCAGAGGTCTCGACAGCTAGTTCGTTCATGCGTTTCCGCGATTCGGCCGACTAGTCCCGGCGCGATAGACGTAAAAAAGCCCGCGTGTTGCGGGCTCGGGTGAGAGTGAATGGCGCTAAAAAATCTGCCACCATGGTTTGGGCTTCTCTGGGGCGGCGCGGCGATAGAACTTCATCGTGTGCGGGAGCGTCATCACGTAGTTCAGCTCGCTCCACCGCTTGTCGCCCACGCCGACCTTGAATCGGCCGGTTGGCTCGGTCCTGGCAATCTCGTCCAGACCCAAAATCGGGTCGTGTAGTCGCCAGTCCTCGGCGCTACCTCGTTTGAAGATCACTTCGGGAATGGCCTTAACGGGCAACCAGGGGATGCTCATCCTCACGCCTTGACGGGCTTGGGCTTGCTGGCGGCGATCTTCTCGCTGCTCGCTAGCGCCTTATCCTGGGACTGTGCAGCGGCTTGATGGTCTGCACTTTGCGACTGTGCTTGAGCCGTAAGATCCTTCTCCTGAGACTGAGCCTGAGCGTCCAGTCCAGTTTCGTGCTTGTGTACATCTACTGCCAGTTTCTTGTCAGTGTTCTGCGAGTCCACGTTGGTCTGCAAAGCTGCCTGTCTTTCGGACGCGGCGAGGCGTTGTCCCTCGAGGATGTGCTCTGAGATGAGGGCCTGTTGGGCCTGGGCGGCGTCCGTGCCCTGTGCAGCGAGCGCGACCTTGGCATTGAGCTCGGCGATGTAGCGCTGAGTAGCCAATGCCTCGTTCTGCATCGCGCGCTCGAGCGTCTTCATCTGCATCTCGCGCTGGAACTTGGCTTCCTCGGCCTGTTGCCTGCTCTGAGCGTCGATCATCTTGGCCTGGGTGCCGGCCTTGACCTGGTTCTCGAGGTCTTGGTGCTGCTGCGCGGCGGTCTCGAGCGCGTGGCTGAGCTGATCCTTCGCAGCACTGAGCATCTGGATCTGCGCCATGGCCGCAGGAGGCATCTCCTCGCCCTCATCCGACTCCATCTGCTGGATCTGCGGGGGGAGCATCGCCTGCAACCGCTTCTGTGCCTTCTCGGCGTCGGGCCAGTCTTGAGAACCAATCCACAGGTCAGCCAGGATCGGAGCGGTCTCGGGCGCCGCCTGCATAATCTTGCCGAGGTTGTCCGCTTGCTCCTCTCTCAGAGAAGCAAACGCCGGCCCGGTCTTGACCCGAACGTCGTAGGCACCGATCCCGACGTTGATGGAGACGACCTTCTTTCCCTGCTTCCTTGCCGGCTTCTTCTGCTCGGGGTTGATCTCAACGAAGTCATGCGCGCCGTCCTCGTGGACGATCCGGGCCTGTCTTTGCTTGTCGTAGACCTTGGGGATCATGTCGACAATGACCATCCCCGTTCTCTCAACGGCTCTCGAGATGTTGTCGATGTAGTGGAAGTTCGCCGTGTCGCCTTGCTGCTCCCGCTTCCTGATGGCGATGCCCGAGGTCTCGTTGCTCTGCTGCCCAAGGTTTGCCTTGAACATGCCGACAGCGGCTTCCATGTCTTGAGAAGCTATCTGCGCCGTGTTGGCGAAGGCCACGGGGAACGCGGGGGGCGACAGCCTTACAGGAGCGGGGATCGGCTGGTTATCCGCACTGAGCGAGTTGTACGGCAGGTACGCGGGGTTGCTGCTGTTCAGCGACTTCCACTCTGCCTCGAAGTCCTCAATCGCCTCAAACGGCACGATGAACGGAGCCTTGGGCTGTGCGGCCAAGCTCTCGACAATCGCGCTCTGCATGTAGTTGTAATACTGCTGCTGGTCCCTCAGCCTGCGGGGCAGACCGCACAGGTAACGCTTGCCCTCTGCCCACATCTCGTAGCCGAAGGCGGGGATGAGCGGGATGTACTGGCTCGGGAACTCGGTCTCTTCCAACACCTCGAGACCCGACATCTTGATCCAGCGGACCTTCCTCTGCACGTCGGTGTAGTTCGAGACGATCTTGGCGCCGGCCGGTCGGGCTTCCCGGTGGTAGTCCTCTTCCCCGTAGGTGTTCGACTTGCCGTTGAGCATCGCAACGATGCGGTTGCTCTTGGTCTCGTCTACCTTGTAGTACTCACAGACCCGAACGCTCTCGTCGGTGTACCAGCCGTCAGCACCCTCCCAGCCCTGGGCTTTGGCCTTGGGCCACATCGCCTTGAACTGAGGGATGGAGTACATGCACTCGGCGAACCCGTGCTTGGCGTCCGACCCGTCCTGCATGTTCCAGCCGGCCTGGAGCATCACCGACTTCGGGTCGTGAACCCGCATGATGCGGATCTCTTGCTCGTTGGTCTCCGGGCGCATGATCTGGGGGATCACCCTGATCCAGCCCAGCCCCGTGCGAGCAGCGCACTCGAGCGCCATGTCGTAAGCAGCACCCGCCCGAGATACGTACTCGATGTGGCGGATGATCCCGTTAAGCTTCTCGGCTACGTCGATGTCCGCATCGGAGTCGGCCGGGATGACCTTGATGCTTGGTTTGTTCTGCCGGCCGTCGTTGACAACCTGCATGACGAACTGGTTGGTTCGGTCGAACGTCAGGCAGGGCCGACCCTTGCGGAGCTGGCGGGCGTTCTCGTCCCACTGCTTGGGCTCGGAGGGGTTCGAGAACAGAAGGTCTTCGGTCATGCGAGCGTGCTGCTCGTGCATGTCCTCCTTCGCGTCCTTGTACGCTTCCTTCGCCTCGACTAATAGGTCTTGCGCCACTAAGCTGCCATCCAGTTCTGGGGGGCGGTCGGCGCCTCGCGCTTCTCACCCTGTTTCTTCGCCCGCCTCGCCCCTTCACAGGCATAGCGCACGGCGTCGATGACGTGGTTGTCTTTGTCCTTCAGCTTCGGAATGACCAGCCCCGTTAGAGGATCGGTCTCATAGCTGTAGAGCGTCAGTTCATCGATGGTGTGCTTGCACCGGGGATGAACCTTGATGTCGAAGCTCTGGAGGAATTCGATGCCCTCCTCGAGACTCTTGGTGCCCTTGATCGCGGCCACCATCTTGCGGAACCCGTGGCGCAGCATGTAGCTGATGGTCTCGGGTCTGGCTGAGTCGGCCACCGTAGGCCACCGCTCGGCATCTGGCACCGTCCTGAAGAGGTCGGGCAAGAAGTCGATCTCGCAGCCCACCATGTAGGCTTCGTGCGCGATGTACAGCGTTCTGCCCTCAATCGCCACCTGAACCAACACGCTCGGATCGACCGAGAAGCCCCAATCAGCGCCCTGCCTCAGTATCCAAGCGGGGTTGGTGTCGAACTCCTCTATCGTCCAGTTCTTGAAGACCCGGGCCTCGCTGTTGCGTCGGTACTCGCCGAGCCAGATGTGGGCGAACTTGTCGGGATCTCGCTTCTGGTCGTACTCAAGTTCGTCCTTGAGCACCTGGGGCAGTCTGGGGTTGTCGCGGTAGTTAGCCCGGACGACAACTGAGCCAGGGGGAGGGTTCTCGCCCCGCAAAAGCACGTCGATAGGATCTGTGGGGAGATCCGGGTTCCAGCTAAACCAAAGCTCACTGCCGGGCTTTCTCAGGGTCGGGCGGATGTAGTCAATGCTCCGCTGGCTCAGCGTTTGGGCCTCCTCGCCCCACAGGATGTCGTAATCCTCCAGGCTCTTGATGGAGTCCGCAGTGTG